TATCTTCTATCTTCTGCTTCGTTTAAGAAATAAATTTTATCGTCTGATTCAATTGTAGTAATATTTTGTACTTGGTTGTATCTATCGTATTGGGTCGATTGAAGATTGGGCTTAACGTACACTTTGAGAGTATCGGTATCAACATTATCATTTGGAATGATAAAATTCTGTTGTACGCTAGTAGTTACAACATATTGATATGATAGTAGTGATCCCTCATAAACTTTAAAGTTATCAAAAATCGCAATACCATTAGATCTACTTACAGAAACAGTCTTATCATCTAAAACTACAAATGAGTATGCTGTTCCATCTACAGTACCAACTGCAACATCTCCTTTACTTAATGTTACGGTTGATGGATATGACCCATCGATTCCCAATTGTGTTTGTACTGTTAATGTAATGCAAGCTTTTGCTGAAGATATTGATTTCGGCAGATAATTAATGGACCTCGCCAGAGACACCACATTGTCCCTTATAGACGCTGTATCCAGGAACAGTTCATTTATCGCCATGTTAGCGTTAAACGCGCTGTAGTAGGTGTTATACGCTAGTACATCGACCAAATACGACAGTGTTGATCCAGTAAAGTCATAATCAGTAAATTCTGGACGAGTTCTTAAATATGACTTAATAGATTCTCTAATGTCATCAAAATCTATATTGACTAAGTTTGTAGGTTTCATTAACTTGATGGCCTTTCTAGAATGAACTGGTTAGTTATAATTTGAGGTTCACCAATAATTCTATAAGTCACATTTACTACTGCAGAATCCTCTTCTTCAAGAATTCCAACTTGAACCTCTAGCACTTCAACTCTAGGTTCATAATTTTTAATAGTAGTTGAAATTCTGCTCTGAAGTTCAATCCCACTGAAAACATCTAGAGGTTCAAATAACATATCATAAACACTAGATCCTATTTTTGGCTGCATCAACCTCTCTCCAAATCTAGTTTGAACCAGATTTTTTAAGGACTGTGTAATTGCAGCCTCATTTTTTACAGCATAAACGTCTCTAGTGATTGGATTACTCCTAAAATCGACATTTATGTCTTTGTAAGACCTTATATAAGTAATTTCTTCCGAAGACCTTTTCGGCATTAGGATTTAATATCGTTATCTAGTCTTATTTATATTGGTTAGTGCCATCTTTCAACATAGTCATCAAATCCACCTTTGCCCCCACAAGGACGAGAATACCTATCTTGTGGCGGTTGATTTAGTGATTTTTTTGCTTTTTTTAAGTAATAGTCTGCTTTTATGTCTGTAATTAAGCAAACAGTTCCAAACTGTTGCTCCATCATATCAGCATTTCTGTCTGGATTTGGGTTAATTGCCATCTGTTTTCTCCAAAATAGGGTAAACAGAACTTTTTACGGGGTTGCTATCCCGAAATTACACAAAAAAACGAGGTTGTGTCAATACAACCTCGTAAAAATACTTACTTTCCTTGTCCGCGATACTTTTTACGAGCTTTATTACGACTTGTAGCTGCATATTTAGTTCCCAAACCAAGTCCTTGACGTGATTTTTTAGGTGAACCAGGAACATAACCCGACTTATTGAAAGATCCTTTTGGTTTTGCCATGTTTTTCCTCAGTGAACAATGGTATTATAGCAGATTTTTGGTCATTTGCCAACTAAAACGGTTTTAGCACCGACACCAATGGCCGCATTACACGGTGGACCTAATGGATCCCCTACACATGCAAGCGGTCTGCCCTCTACTAAGACAGTTTTACCAATAGCTTTAACAACTCTCGGGTGCCCTTGCCCAAAAGCATCCTCAGTTGTCAATAATGAGCAATTACATGCAGACGGTTTTGGGGTTTCACAACCGTCTTTTGGAGTTGGAAATAGATTTATAACTTGATTTGTAGTATCTGATTTGTGTCTGACTAAAATATCACCATCTACCAATGGAATTTGCCCTTCAATCTTCACTGTTTTTACTGCAGTAGCAGGATTTAAATGAGTTAATGGAGTGGGTGGCCAATGACAAGTGGATATCATTGTTGATACTGGTTTTGTTGGACACGCTGAGTTAGCTGGAGGGCATGGAGGTTGAGAACAACGAGTAATAGCATGAATATTAGGGGGTATTGCTATACCTTCTCCTGTACATGTCCCTGTAGATACTGCTGCTAATCCTGGCATAATTATTCTGGATATAAAGTTGGGCTTGATAGTTGTGCTACAGCGTTAGAATCGTACTGAGTGGAAGCCGATACTAAATTATTTATTGTGGGTTCGTCTATAGAAATTACATCTTCATACGATCTACTGCACATAAAGTCATATGGATTACCATATCGATTTATTGCTTGAACGAATGTTTGAGTTTCTAGCGTTCTATCATGTAGTATTTCTAGATTGCCAGAGAAGGCATAATCTCTACAACCCTCATAGACATATTGAGATGCAAATTGTGTTTTTACATATGCTCTACTATATCCACCAAAAAGAGTATTTGAATATGGTAAGGTATATGTCACAAATGGTATTCCTCTCGCTATCCCATCAGATTGACCATTATAGTAACTAGTAAATACAAATCCTTGGCAATATGCATCTGCAATATCTACGTTTCCAGCTCCATACTGATTAACTAAACTATTATATGCCGATAGAACAGCAGAATTATCATATAAGCATTGTGAGCAAGGCCCACGATCATTATCAGTATTTTTACCTGCTACTCTCACACCAACATTTATTTCCATGAAAGTATTTTTTCTTGGATCTGGGCAATAACTTTGAACCAAATATTTCTTTTCCCTAGTTGCACATGGTAGGTTGAAGAATCCGTACTTTGCTACTTTTGTTGCTGCTCCATCATATACAATAGTTCTATTTTCATCTAAATCCATTTCCCACATACTATTGATATTATCTTCATAGATCCTATCAATATTATTCAAAGTTGCTTCAAATATCTTTGCAGAGTTTCCATAAACAAAACCATTTTCCCTATAGAAATTTCTAAATTCCTTTCCATAATATTGACCATCATCTAAATTACTAATTGATATGGTTACATTTTCAGCAGCATTTAAATAATTGGTGGAATTTATATCAGTTGGTTTTATTGGATCTGTAGTTGAATTTTTTGATACTATAGTTGGAGAAGTTGAAAGATCCGCTCGTTGGTCAGAAGTTAATCCTAAATTAACCTTTGCTTGTATATTTGGATCAACCTTACCAGTATTAATTAAATTTCTTTGAGTATTTCCAAATGATCTTAAATATGAAGCATTTGTCTGAGATTGTTTGTCAATTGCAGATAGCAAACTTTTATAATCATTGTTCTTTGTAGATACATGTGATTTATTTGCTGGAGGTAGAAATGCTTGAGCAGACTCTTTACTAAATCCACTTTTCGGTCTAACATAGATTTGCGAATCTGGTTTCTTTTCAATACTCTTAACACTACCCTTTAGTTGTGTAGTTGTTTTTTCTGCGTATGTTGGTTTCTGTTGATTGATATAATCTTCTACAGTGTATCCAGATTTTTGTATGGTTTTTGATTTTGATTTTGTTATATCAAATTTATTTTTTCCTGTAAACTGTCCAAAAGCGTCTGTCGTAGGTGTCTGTACATTTGTGGGATTGCTTTCATCCCATTCATATTGAGTGTAGGTATATGGAGTATTGGAAAGTTTTTTGAATGCTTCAGATGATTTAAACATTTCCATTGCACCAGGTTCTTTCTCCCTAGCAGAAGACGCTGGAACATCAACAGTAACAAATTTCCTAGCAATGTAAGGAACAGCAACCTTAGGTGGTTTTGAAGACGAATATCCAGATCCACCATCTATTATCTTAACACCTGTTAATGTGTTGCCAGTGAAAATAGGTTCACAGAAAGCTTTTTTGCTACTTCCTTGTGCTTTCTCCCTTGCTACTGAAGGTTCTTCTCCTGCAGTAATTAATTGTAAATATAAATCCCTATTTAAATAACCTGGTGGTTCTTGAATACCAATTATGATAGGTTCTATCAAATAGTTTTTTAAATTTTTACCAGGTTTTAAAATCTTGACAGCAGTTACCTTACCATTCTTAACAACGGCTTGTAATGATGGTTTTACTACATCCAAATCTTCTTGTGGAACATCTAGATTTGCATTCGCAGTTACATATATAATCTCTTTTCGTTGGAATTCATATTTGCCTATAACTGCAGCTCGGTCTTTAATACCCCATCCTGCTTTAACTCTTACTTGGAATCCTGAAGAACTTGTATAATCAGTGTCCTTGGTAAAGTCAGATGTGCCATCAGTAATATAGGCAACATGAAGATTGAAGTTATCATCCGAGTGCTTCAAATCGGTTATCGTCCATCCATTAATGGTATCGCCTATTGCGAGATTCTTAACTCCTGTACTTCTATCTTCATCTGCAGTACCAGAAACCATCAGTGCTACGCCAACTCTATCTGGATGACTAGCAGATGGATAATACAAGTAATAAACGTTTTGATTGCTATATTGACTTCCATCACCAGAGTTGTACCCATAACCATAACGAATAACGCTGATTATTTTCCAACGAGTATAATACTTTTCATCATCATCATCGTAATAAGATGAAATCTCACAACGAATAATAGTATCATTTGGAAGAGAGAAATCTTGAATTACTTTAGTATCTTCCGATTCCCAGAAACTTCCCTGAGATGACATATATGAAGAAATTCGGTTTGCGTTCCAAACTTCGTAGAAATCCATATCAGTTAGATTTGTACCAGACGAAGCAGAAACCTGAGTTGGTTCACTCATGTGGAAAGTTGTTGGTACTCCAGTTCTGGTAGAACCACCATTATATTTGAAAGCAATTCTTTTACTCTTTGTACCTACAGTCCAAATTAGAGGATATGGATCAGTCTCGCCTTCAGGAGTGATCTTACCATCCTCTAATGAATAATCGATATATGACTCTGCTGGATCACAGTTACAAGTATATGGAACCTTTCTTATACCGTAATATGTTTGATATCTACTTCCATCACCACTTCCATTATATAAGGTGTAAGTGTAGTAGCAATAGACATAGCAAGGTTTACCAGTAACTCCTTTTGCTGTGTCATAAAGATAAGAGAACCAAGTATCAGAACGAATTGGTTCAAAGCTTTGTTCTGATGGATAATGATCCCAGTATCTTGTGGGAGATGCTGCGCCAGCGGTTGAAATATATCCCTTATAGACTGCAGGTGGACATAGGAGGGTATTATCTTGCCACCAGTAACCAACAGCGAGTACCTTTCGGATTCGCCCTGCATTGGGGTTCTCTACGCCAGAGAGACCATACTGTACCTGTTCTCCAGTTCCTCCAGGAGGAATGGGAGGAGTAGTACCATCTGCAGTATGAACTGCTGCTCGTTCACATACGTCATCATAGAAATACATGATACGATCACGATTCCAAGTGGGTACATTAATTCTTTTTGTATCCCACTTAGGTGATAATTTTCTTTCTACAGTTACTCCACAAGGAGTAGAACACACTTCACCAGTTCCATCTCCAACTGGAGTATAATTTGGACATGTATTACTATTACAAGGCATTCTGTAGATTATTTCTCTTCAAGATTATTTAGACGATCATAGATCAAATCTAGATTCTCTTTGAGTGAAAGGTAATTATCATTGCCTTCTGGACGATATTGAATATTCCCTGGAGGAGCAATCTGAGTTGTTACATACTCTTCTAGTTTTTCGATTCTCTCTAGAAGAGATTTGCATATCTCATTGATAACATTGTGAGCGATCTCATTGTCCTTTGCGACATAAAGAAGATCTGCCTCAGCAGCACTTTGGCTCTTTCTGAGTAATCTTGTGAGTTCAGTTTCAAACATCTTCATAATCCCTTTGAGTTTTACGCGCAGCGCAAGCGGTGTATGCCTATTCTGCCTTAAACATACGGAAACCATTTCCGTCGTCATCTAATTCATACTGAAGAATATCACCTTCGATAAGTCCTAGCTCATCGACGATCTCCTGAGGAAACTCTAGAATGAGATCACCTTCAGGAGATTCTTGTAGTTCTATTATAAATTTACGTGACATATTCTATAACCCGAGTAAAATATCCGAATTCGGCATTGAGATTTTGTGCGAAATCTTCTGCCTGAATATATGTATCAAAGAATAAAATTTGATTCATTTCTTCTTCAGATAGATTCTCGCTGTTTGCTACTCTCAGATGCCCTTCAGAATTTTCTACTCCATACAACGCACGATACTTAGCTTCGACGTTGGGGTTTGGGAGGGCCGCCTCCACGTACCACTTAGTAGTCTTCATATCCTCCACTGGCATACCGATTTTTCCATTCTTTACTACTTGCGATTTCTAAGAATTTTTTTCTTTTCTCAGACATCTCACTTTCATCTAAACCATCAGGATTCAATCCCATGTTTTCTCTGATTTCTCGATAATCCTCCCTGCTGATGAGTGTGGGAGTTTCATCGATATAATCAGTCACCAATCGACGGAAAACTCCAAGTGCCTTTGATTCATCCTCAGCGATTACTTGAATAAACTTTGTTTGCTTCGTATCCCTTTCTTGATATCGAATAATATGATAGTCCATAAAAACCCTCAAACTCAGAAATTTTTGGCGCGATTTTTTTTTACTTTGAGACCCTCCGAGGGACCCTTTCGAATAATATTTAGGGGTATACTTAGATGCCTTCCGTAACACTTTATAGATTACAGGGACCCATGGCTTTTATATAACGGCCGCCCGCCATCACGATAACGTTATATCATACTGCCTGTCTGCCCTAAGTTATATCGAGAGAGGGGCATTTGACTGCCCCTCAGTATATCTAACTCATCAGAAGTCGATCATCTCCATAGTGGGAACATTGTCGCTCTGAGTGTCATCGTTGCCCTCGCTAATCGTGGTGCTGGCGATGCTATCGAGGATCGACAGAATCTCGTTGCCAGTGTTACCTTGACGGAGCATGGAGATGAGAACTTGCTTAGACATAGTAGGTCGGTTCGTTGTTAGTTAGGAGTTGAACGTTGAGTGTCTTTATAGGGCGCATCTCATTCCCTTGGGTATTATGGCAGATCTACACCTGTCATCTCAAAATCAAAAACAAGACGCTTTGCAAAGTCTTCTGCTTCTTGCTTTGTTGCGTATTTGGTGACAGTTCCATCAGCATATTTGACCAGTTTGAATACATGTCCAATCATGCAATCTTTCAAGACTTTTTTATGTGACCAGATGGCAGCACGATAACCCGATCCGTCTTTAATTTTCTTTGCCATATAAGGACGGGGCAAAGATCCAGGGCCCACGCGAATAGTGAAAACCGACATGATTGTTGTTTCGAGGGGGGAGAATTGATGATTTTGAGAATAGTTTTCCACAGATTTGAGTATAACCTGTGGAAAACTTATCAAGCGAGACGCATACCAGAGAAGAAAGGAATCGTGCCATAGTCCTTAGAACTGAAGAACCATTCTCCCTTCTTCTGGAATACACGTTCATCGCCAATTCCATGCTCGGAGAGAATAGCATTCAGGCGAGACTTTGTGGTGTTTGACTGATACCCACCATCGAAAAGTTCGATCCAAGTCTCACCAATACGAGCGATCAGATTGCCATGGAGAAAGACATCAGTAACGAAGGAACATGCAACGACTTCAGTGTTATCGAGTTTGAAGTCTTTGCCTGCAGTGATAGCAGCATTCATCAGACGTTCGATCTTACGC